GGTATTCTGCTGCTCGAACACGTTCTGCATGGCATCGATCCCATCTACCAATGCGTCCATATCTTCGCCGATGTGCGACCGCTGCCGGGCGTAATAGTCGGCATGGATGGTGAACACGGTCTGCCGCACGACCGCCCCAAACGTGGTGCGGTCGGTGTTTCCGCTTGGATCCTGGTCGCCGTCTTCCGGGTAGACCTGGAGCGTGGGATAGTCGTTCATCCCTTCGGTCAGCTCGTCATAGGACATCGAGCGGGCCAGGGTGGATACCGCTGAAAGCGTGCTCTCGATGGCGTCTACGATCTCGCCCAGTGTGACAGTCGCCATTTACCTTTTCCTTTCTACGATGCCCTTCACGCCGCGCTCAAGGGTATCGATGATGCGCTGGCGGTTGTCTTCGAAGGCACGGGTCAGGAATTTGTGCGCCTTGGTTCCCCTGCGGGCGATGGCCCTGGCCACCAGGAAGGCTGATGTGCCGTGCCGTGATGCCCACACTTCAAGCGCCTGGATGGGCGGGAAGTGCGGCCTTGTCCCCATTTCTAAAAATGGTGCGTAAACCACGTTACTGCCGACCACACCCTGCACCATATCCCCGTCCAGGCGCACTTCTGGGATGATGGAAGCGCGCAATCGGCCGGTATCCACGGGCGCATTGATCTTGGCGTCGCGCTGGACAATAAGCGTCGCCGTTCGCATGGCGGCCAGCATCGGCGGCCCGTGCAGATCGCGCACAATCCCTTCCAGGTTTTTTTGCGTCTCGATAAGTCCGCGAACTTCGAGATCAACCGTTGCCATAACAACAAAAAGCCCGCTCCATTTCTGAAGCGGGCGCAATTAGCGGAAGCTGTCTGGTTTGGCGGGCCTGCGAGTGGCAGGGAAGCCGGTTATTGAATTGTGGGTATCTACTTACTCAATATTTCACGGTACATATCGGCCAGATGAAGACATTCCAGGCCGTTTTCTTCCCAATCGTCATGATTGAAGATACGACCCAACCATCGCCAGATTGCAGCCTTGATCCCCGGCTTATTCTGGTAAACCACCTTTGGGATAATGTAGCCGCCCATCGGTTCACCATCTACAGAGTAATCCACCACGATATTCTCGTACCTTCCAAAAGTAAGATCGCCGGGGTTGGGAATATCATCCGAAGTGAAGACCGGAAAGTCGAAAACGGTGTAGGGTTGTTTTTCTTTATTGTCCACTTGGAACCACTGCTTTCTCCACTGCTTTCTCAGGCCATTCGCCAGCCGCGATCAGTTGCACCCGCTTCTCGTTGGCGATCTTGACGGCATGCTGTTCATCTTTGGCAAAGGTGTCAACGAGCAACATAGCTTCCCCGTTCAAATCTCGCCAATATATAAACCCGGCATATTCTTCTTGGTAATCTTTCATCTCAATAGATATGGTGTTTCCTTGTTTGCCCATCCGAACGGTATATGACCTATACCCATCCCTAACACGTCTTTCAAAGCTGTTCAAAGTAAACTCTTCGATCCTGTAATCGCTTACATACTCTTGAAGTTCAATATACTTATTTGCCAGCTCTTCACTATCGAAAAGGGCGCAAACAGAGTAGTCCGAGTAACTTCCATAAGATACAAGATAGATTGTTTTCTCGCTCACGTTGCTGTCCTTCTCTTAGTTTTTGATTTATTTCGCTCATGCTATCCCTAGTTTGCGCTCAACTCAATCCCAGTGTACCAGAAGCGACAAAGTGTAGGTGGAACGGTCTTATACTTTATATGCTTTCCGTTCGCTGTTTCGGTATGATCCAGCCCGAGAAAGCCTATCCAATAACAGTTATCTCTAGGCTTCCCTTGCGGTACTTCCGGCTTCTCACTTGTCCTGTTGGCGCTCATACCTTCAATTATACCACTCCTACCTTCCGATACTCGGCTTGACCAGCCGCGCTTCCATCAACATCGCCTGTAAATCTGGATCGAGAGATTTCCTATACAGCAATATTCCAAAATCGCTATTGACGGTCGCATCTGCCCAGGCAGACGCCGCGCGTTTATACCAACGACTTGCCTGCAAAATGCAGGCTTCTTTGACGTTCGCTGGAACTATAATGCTATGGCCCCACTTTGATGTAACTTTCAAAACAGGTACACCTCGCACGCTATCTGTACCCGGCCTAAACCCGCCGCGCGTCCTGAACTGCCCGGTCGGGAAGATGGAGTAGTCGCCGTTCGCGCCCATGACCAGGAGCGTGTACGGTGTGCGGGTAAACTCGGGATATTCCGGGTCGCCGGTCGCCGGGAACACATCCGCGCCGGTGGTTGTGCCGATCACGCCAATCGTCCATGCGGTGTATTGGTTCTCTTCGTCGGACGCGCTGGACTTGACCGCGA